TAAAATTGAAAAAGTTACAGATCAACAATTAAGATTGAAATGTTTAGATATAGTATCTAAGGACAAAGAAGTTCCAGTACTTGCTTATAAAGTACATGCAGATGCTTTATTTAATTACATAAAAGAAGGATTATAGTGAAATACACCGAAAAACAAATAGAAGAACTAATAAATGGAATATATGCAGGTAGAATAAATGTATATAACCTTCCAGAAGACTTATATATATCCATAGCAGAGTATTTAAAAAAAGGTCTATATAAAGGATTTGGAGGAAACCTAACAGACTTTGAAGGAAAAAACTTAGAGCTCTTAAAAGAACTAAGAGAAAATATTTACATTTTTAGTGCAGTTAAGGAATACCAACAAGTTAGAGAATTAACAGACCTAGTAGCAGAATCAGAAACATTTATCGAGTACAAAAAAAAGGCAATAGACATTTACGATACTTACAACAGGGTTTGGGCAGAAGCAGAATATAACACAGCTAAAGGACAGGCACAAAATGCTATACTATGGTCGGAATTTGAAAAAGATAAAAAAAACTTCCCATACCTAAAATATAGCGCTGTAATGGACAACAATACAAGCGATATATGCAAGCCATTAAATGGGGTAATAAGAAAAGTAGACGATCCATTATGGAGTAAATACAGCCCATTAAACCATTTTAATTGCAGATGTACACTAGAAAAATTAGATAAATACGAAAATGTAGTATTAACACACAACGATAAAGTGGATGAGATAACAAAGAAACTAGATGAAACAGTACAAAAAGAATTTAAAATGAACTCTGGGAAAGATGGATACATATTTAACAAAAACCATCCATATTTCAGCGTATCAAAAGGAGATAAAGGATTAGCAAGAGAAAACTTTGGATTAAAAATACCAGAAAAAGATTAAAACCAAAAACATGACAGCATTAGAACTATTCACTCAATTTTTTGAAGTTAAAACACAAGCGCACCACTTACACCATATCACCACATCCTATGCAGAGCATAAAGCATTAGGTACATTCTACGAAAAATGGGATGAATTAGCAGACAATTTCATTGAAACCTATACGGGAAGATATGGAAGAATAAGCGGGGAAATGAATATACGCATAACCAGCTTTTTAGATACAAAAATTTATATTGATAGCATTGTAATGACATTACAAAGCAATACAGTTAGAGGGATTCTATCCGAAGTAGATACAGACATGAGCAATATACTAGACGAAATGCTAGAATTATGCAACCATACTTCATACCTACTAACACTTAAATAAAATGAAAACAACAACTGGAAACAAATCATTCGACCTTGTACTATCCATTATTGAAGATACAAAAAGAAAAAATGTACCACTAAAATCAATATACCTACACCCTTTGTACTATAATTGGTTTCGGGATGGCGTTAAAATAATAATGGGAAAAGATATAGAGGACGAAAAAGGATTACAATATGATGGAATATTCATAGACAAAGGAGATAGAAGACAATCAAAACCTGCGTTACTAGAATATGAACAACCATTATTAAATAATTAAAAAAATGTGCAAAAACTTAGATTGGATAGACATTAACTATAAAACACCTCCATTAGAAGAAGGGGTAATAAGCTACTCATGCGATGTATTGCTTACAGATGGGAAAGATATGTGGGTTGGATTTATAGACTTTGAAACAGGGGAATGTTTGGGAAATAAGCCTAAAAAAAACAGCATACCAACGCATTGGAAATTATTGCCAAAACTACCATAAAGAAGAATAATAATGGACAAATTCAACTTTGACCAAGTCATTAAAAAACTAGAACAAGCTAAAAGTTCATTACCTAAAGTATTGGCCAATGACACAAAGAAGTTTTTTTTAGCAAGTTGGGAAAAGCAAGGATGGGATGACAATGGAACAAAAAAATGGGCTCCTAGAAAATATAATAAAAATAAAAGAGCCGCTGGAAGATCAATATTAGTAAAATCAGGTGCATTAAGAAGATCAGTAAACGCATCGCTTAAATCAGCAACATTCGATAGCATAAAATTTAGTGTTGATTTACCTTATGCGCAGATACATAATGAAGGTGGAGTAATTAATAAAGGATCAAGTATAAAAGTTATTCATTTTAGTAAAAAGGGAAAATTCTCAAAAAATAATAAGAGAGCAAATTATGCTCAAAAAGTAAATATTGGATCGCATGATATAAATATGCCTAAGCGACAATACATGGGAGACAGCGCATCATTAAGAAGGATACAAAAAGAAAAAATACAAAAATCAATAGACAAAATATTTAAATAGTATAATGGCAGGCATAGCAACTGTATATCGATCCATATTAAACAAACTACGTACAGATATTACGCAAGTAAGCTATATACACAAGTGGAACAACCAGCTAGAATTTATACTAGAAGGGAAAACATATTTGTTCCCAATGCCAAGCATATTTGTAGAAATACAAGCACCTACAAACTATACACCATTAGGGAGAGGATACAGCACATCTGACTTAAATGTTAGAATACATATACTACATGAAGAGTACGATGCAGGGGATGGGAATTACGAAGAAAACTTTAATGTATACACCTATAGAGACGCAGTAAATAAAAGCTTAAACAGCTTTATGCCGGATTTATGCGGGTGCTTAATGCACAGTTCAGAAAACGAAGACTTTGTACACAACAACATATATCATTACACCATAGATTTTATATGCGGATTTATTGACGATACAGGAAGCAAAGACGTACAAGAAATAACAACAACGCTTAATCCTCCTATTACAATACAAATAAATCCAGAAGTAGAGCAAAGCATACCTAATGAAATAAATATTACACCCATAAAATATGTTATAAAATAATGACAAGAAGTATAGCAACCATACAAGCAGCATTAATAGCGGACGTTATAGCCAACTTTACAGCATTAGCAAATGATCCTGATACAAGTGCTTCAGATAAAGCTGATTTATTAAAATCTGTATCTAATACCAGCAAAAGAGCTATATGGAGAGAATGGACATTTAACATAGCTGTTGCCATAGCACTAAGCGAACAACAAATAGACGTATTACAAGCGCAAATAGATGCAGTAGTAGCCAAAGCACCAATTGCAACAAATAATTTTATACAAGATAAAGTACTAAACTATTTTCAGTTTGACCCCAATGTACCACAAGTTGTTAAAATGGTAGATTTTGTACCTAAATATCCCATAGAAGACCCTAGCCTTAGAATTATAACTAGGTGCAGCGTAGTAACAAGGAGTAGTTATATTGTTGATGTTAAAGTTGCCACACAAAATCCGCCTGTACAATTATCTGCACCTCAAGAGGCTGCACTAGTTACATTTTTAAAAACTATTGGTATAGGAGGTGTAGAATATAATGTGATTAACCGAGTAAGCGATAAAATATACATAGAAGGAGAGGTTAAATACTTTGGATCATACAGTGCTGTAATAAAAACAAACGTAATATCAGCTATCAATAATTATTTAGCATCCATACCATTTAACGGTATACTTAAAGTAATAGACATAGAAAAAACAATCCGTAATGTAGAAGGGGTAGACGATGTGCTGCTAAAAAATGTAAGGGTTAGAGAAAATGGAACTCTTTTAGCTAGTGCTACTTATTTAATAAACAATTTCACTTTAGTACAAAGTGCTTATCCAACGGTTGCTGGGTACATTGTAGAGGAAACAACAGCAGGTAACACTTTTATAGACAAAATAAATTTTAACTCTATATAAATGAGCATATACGATATAGATTTTAGTACAAAAGCTGTAGAGTTATTACCTACAGACAAGCGTTTCCCTATAACTATTGCTTGGATTAAAGCATTAGTAAAACAAGCGCAATACATAAGAGATAAATACTTAGGAGATTACAACATAGGCGCTAATTACCCAATATGGGCTATAGCTACTAATTATAACAAAGGAGACAGGGTTATATACAAAGGATCAGTGTACGAAAGTTTAACAAACAGCAACCTAGGCAATCAACCTATTGAAGGTATTAATTGGACTTTATATCAAAAAAACTTTATAGGCGTTTCAGAAAGGGTGTATTACAATGGGCAAAAAATAGTATTAGAATGGGCTTTAAACAAATGGTTTCATACCACTTTTAGGCAACCCCCGTTAGTAAGCGATATTTTTATAGGAACTAATACTCCAGCATTAACATGCTTTATTGTAGGCGCTTCAACGGATGGTTTTACAACCAATAGTAGTTCAATATTTTCTGATAGAAGTAGCGAATATATTGAATATACATACAATGCGCCCATATTTTATAATGCAACCATAAACATACCAATAGCAGTATACAACGCACTAGATGCTATAGCTATAAATAGAGAAAAGATAGTAAGAAACTTTGCCGATCTATACTTTCCAGCAGGCATAACCTATAACATAGCAACATATTAAAATAAAATACCTAAAACAATGAAAAAAATAGATACATCGTTTATAACTCCAATAGTAGGAATGCCTTTAAAGTCAGGCGGTTTAGACCATTTACAATCTGCCTACCAAGAAGGTATACAACAAATGGCTATACCTATTATAGGTCAACAATATAATACAACCAACTATTTTATAATGCAAGGTTGTAAAAATACAGGTTCTGGTTCTAACTATATCATAAGCGCAGGAAGCATATACCACAACAACGAATGGTTTTTAGTAGATGCAGCCACTTTTACTGCTGGTGTTGGGCAAACTGCTGTAGGTACAATAACAACAACTTCTTTTACTGGCCCAAATGCAGACCCTACAACACATACAGATGGTGTTCCTCATAATGTAAATGTTATAAGAAAAATAGTTTTTGCAGCTGGTGTTAGTGGTAGTGGAGATGTTGATTTTTCTGCTTTGGTTAAAATTGGTAAAGAAGCTGTCCGTATAGTAGGTTCTGCTGGAGAGCCTGTATACCAAAATAGTTGGACAACTGGTTCTATAGGAGTCGCAAATTTTGATATCGGATTTAGGAAAGATTTTTCTAAAAATATAGTATACTTTTCAGGAGCTACATCAAAACCAATGTATAATGGGACTACAACAACTGTATTCTTATTGCCAGCTGGCTATAGGCCATCATCTTATGTAAATTTATCAACATCGGCTTATACAGCTACTGATAATTTTAGTGTACAGGTTGGATTTACAAATACGGGTATTGTTGAAGTGTTTGCAATCGCTGCTTTACCTATGGTAGATATATACGTAACTTTTGAAGGATTATATATTCATACAGATTAACCAAATTAATAAACCAAAACAATGCCAAAACAATATCCCCAAACATCGGTACAACAATCACAAGCTGCTTTAGCTAAAGCAGATATAGGTACCTCCTACGACCCTACAAAATACTACATCCTAACAGGGTGTAAAAATACAGGTATAGGTCAAAACTACATCATAAGCGAAGGCGCTATATTTGGTAACGAAGAAATCTACCAAGTAGATGCCACCACTTTTACCGCAGGTGTTGGGCAGACTGCTGTAGGCACAATAACCAAAACCATTTTTAAAGCATACAATGAAGATAATGCAACAAGGGAATGGGCAGTAACGAAACCAGAACATGTTGTAAACAAAATTGTATTTAAAGCAGGCACACCAAACAGTGCAGATATAAATTTTGCAGATTTACTGGTTATCAACCCCTCTACTGGAGCCACAGGGCCAGCAGGCGGTGATCTTTCGGGTACATATCCTAACCCCAATGTAGTTAAACTACAAAATATACCTGTAAATATCGCAGCACCATTAAACAACCAAGTATTAAAATATGATGGCGTCAATTGGATACCATCAACTCCCCCACCAGCAACACCAACAGGGCCAGCAGGCGGTGATCTTTCGGGTACATATCCTAACCCTAATGTAGTTAAACTAAATAATATTGCCTTAGATACAGCTGTTTTACCATTACCCAACCAAGCATACATATTTGATGGTGTAAAATGGACACCACAAAACGTTCAAGGTCAATTAATTACCAATGGTAATACGCTTTGGATAAACCCAGCACTTGGAGAGGTTGGATACATTTCAGGTGCTAAAACATTCCAAAAAGCTATATCAACATCTTTAAGCACAAGTTACGGAGTTGGTGTTTATCAAAGTATTCCCGGTTCATTGAAATTGGGTGGTGAGTTATTAGGTTTATTAAAACCAGGATTATTACTCATGCCTAATGATGTTCTGTACTTATCTGACACAGATGCAGGTACATTAACAAATATTGCACCCATAGCCGCTGGGCATGTTATTCTAGTTGTAGGAAGACTTTTAGATAACACAGGCTACAATGCACTTACAGGAACACCACTACCAGTATTATGGAATTTAGAAACACCTATTGTTATCGTATAATTTATAAAAAAAAACAAAAAAATGGCAAAAATTTTAACACAAGATGGAGGAACAACAAAAGCAGTTTCTTTTGTTCCTAAAGAAAACGGAGGCTTTGGTCAAAACGTTTCGGTAGGGCTTACAAACGGTAATATAGCTATAGTTAGTGGCGGTGCAATTACCATAGGAGCTATGCCTCCATTTGTACCAACAGGCGCAGCAGGCGGAGACCTTTCTGGCACCTACCCTAACCCTACAGTATCCAAAATACAAAATGTAGATATTGCTGCCACGTTACCAACAGCAGACAAAGTATTTAGTTATGATGAAACATTAGCATCATGGAAACCATCGGATTATCTAATAAGACAAAATGGACAAATAGAAAGCGATCAATCTATAACGGTACCTTATACAGTTGGAGATGATAATGCAGTAGTTACAGGACGAATTTTAATGAGTAACCTAGACTATAATAAAAAGTTTTCTATTCCGCCTATTTCATTTACGGTAACGGAAGTAAATAACAATAATATTGATTCCCCTCCATTTGTTGGAGGAGGTCACGAGTATGGCGCATTTGCAGTAGGCATTTGTTCTGGTTTACCAGTAGCAACGCCATATAGTAACGGATATATAACAGTAAGTCTATAACAATTAATAAAATCTATCATTTAATAAAAAACAATCATTATGCTAAAAAAATTAACAACTAAAAAAATTACTGACGTTTGCGAAGTATGTAAAACAGAAAATGACCACAATTGGGATTCCGTTTTTATAGGAAGATCAAACTCCCAACCCTACTCTAAAGGATTTGGAGCTAACGGATTTATTATATTTGGATTAGTGTCTGGCGTAAAGCTAGAAATACTAGACCCTGCAAAAGTAACCGCAGCATCTTCCATTGCTGTTGCAGGTAAAACAATTTCTTACACCTGTAAGCATGATGGAACAAAAATAACATCATTGGTTAAAGATTTAAAAACAGACTTAGCAGCTCATGCTATGGCAAAATCTTTAGTAGCAACCATTAATATGACAGATGGTACAGAGGCTCTTACTGCATTACCATTAACAACACTTGTATACAGTAGCGGACCTTCATCATTTATGTATAACAAAAATGTAATGCAATTGCCTAAATGCCCAGTTTGCGGTTCTAAAACAACCTATCAAAGAAGTTTTGAAGTAATTGATCCTACTACATCTTATTACAATCGTGTTGCAGCTATTAACTTTTTAGGTAGCGAGCTAAAAAAATTAGATAAAATGCACCCACACTGTAAATCGGAATTATCTAGCGAAGTAGACCCTCCTACAATATTATCTGGTTATCCTGCTGGCGATGGTTCTATTTAATAAATAAATATGATTTAATTCCATGGAAAACAATAAAAAATCAAATTATTATAACACCAGAAATAAAAGAAGAGTTACCGCTTATTTAAAACCATCGGCAAACCACTTTTTTAATAACTACGTTTCCTCTAATGAGATTAGCGATAGTTATGCTATTAATATTATAATAAAAGATTTTTTTGCTAAACTATCTGAAGAAGAAAAAAAATATTATTCTAATTTTTCTAATCATATAAAAGATTAGATTATATAAAGCAATAAATTTTTTAGCCCAGCATTGCTGGGTTTTTTTATGAAAAAATGTACCACACTTTTCCATACATCTTTTTGCATAAAAATAACTTGCATAAGAATGGATTACATATACACCATAGACCCAAATGTTGCAGAACCTATAATGCTCATAAATAAGCATATTGGCTATGATGAAGAAGACGGAATGGGTATTGATGGTGCAATATTCCAAAAGGAGTTGTTAACGTTAGATAACATGGGTAAAAAATCCATCCAAGTATGGATGAGCAGCCCTGGTGGAAACGTAATAGATGGTCAAAATATATATAATGCCATACTAAAAAGCAAAACCAAAGTAGATACCTACGCAATTGGACTTTGCGCAAGTATAGCAGCAGTTATTTTTCAAGCAGGAAGAAACAGAATAATGTGTGATTATGCTGCTTTAATGTACCATGGCGCTCAGGGAACAAAAGGAAAAGAACTAGATATTATAAATAATTCTATAGCTACCATGATTTCTAAAAGAACATCTAAAAACATAAAGGATGTTTTAGCTATGATGAATAAGACAGAATGGATATCTCCAAGCATAGCTAAAGAAACTGGTTTTTGTGATGAAATAGAAGATAGTGCAGACCTTAATAAAAAGCATGGAAACGTTATAACTGCATATTGGAAAAATGGATCAATGATATTAAATAGTATTAAAAATGAAA